CCACCTCGGCCGGCGAGGAGTGCGTCGAGTTCTGCACGTCGATCGGGCTGCACCTGGACCCGTGGCAGCGCAACGTGCTGCACGGCGCGCTCGGTGAACGCGCCGACGGGAAGTGGGCGTCGTTCGAGGTGGCCGCGCTGGTGCCCCGCCAGAACGGCAAGGGCGCCATCCTGGAGGCCCGCGAACTGGCCGGGCTGTTCCTGTTCGGCGAGCAGCTGATCCTGCACTCTGCGCACGAGTTCAAGACGGCGCAGGAGGCGTTCCGGCGGGTCCTGTTCCACGTCGAGAACAACGACGCGCTGCGCAAGCGGGTCAAGCGGGTCCGCACCAGCCACGGCGAGGAGGGCATCGAGCTCGCCACCGGCGCCCGGCTACGGTTCGTGGCCCGCTCCACCGGCTCGGGCCGCGGCTTCACCGGCGACACGGTGATCCTCGACGAGGCCTACAACCTCGCGTCGGAGGGTATGAGCGCGCTGCTGCCGACCTTGTCGGCGCGCCCGAACCCGCAGATCTGGTACACGTCGTCGGCGGGCATGGAGTCCAGCGTGCAGTTGCGCCGGGTCCGGGAACGCGGCCTGTCCGGCGACGCCCGCCGGCTGGCCTACTTCGAGTGGTCCGCCCGCGTCGACGCCGACCTGGACGACCGGGACGCGTGGGCGCAGGCGAACCCTGCGTTGGGGATCCGCATCGACGAGGACTTCGTCGCCTCGGAGCGGGACGCGATGGACGACCTGGGGTTCTCCCGGGAGCGGTTGGGGATCTGGTTCGACCCGTCCGCGCAGATGGTCATCGACGGCCGCCGCTGGTCCGCGCTCGCCGACCCGCGCAGCCAGGTGCGGGATCCGGTGGTGTTCGCGGTGGACGCGAACCCGGAACGTACCGGCGCCGCCTTGGCGGTGGCCGGGAAACGCGCCGACGGCGCCGGGCACGTCGAGGTCATCAAGGCCGGGCCGGGTACCGGCTGGCTGCTCGAGGAGATCGTGCGCCTGGACCGTAAGCACAACCCGCTCGGCTGGGTGATCGACCCGTCGTCGTCGGCAGGCTCGCTGCTGCCGGCGTTGGCCGAGCACGGTATCGAGCCACTGCTGCTGACGGCGCGTGAGATGGCCCAAGCGTGTGGCGCGTTCTACGAGGCCGTCGTCGAGGCCGGAGCGCTGCGTCACCTGGACCAGGACGTCCTGAACCAGGCGTTGGGTAACGCCCGGAAACGCACCCTGGCGGATGCGTGGGCGTGGGACCGGCGCTCGAGCGACGCCGACATCAGCCCGCTGGTCGCGGTGACGGCGGCCTGGCACGGCTACTGCAAACACATGGCGCACGGACTGGCCCCGAACCTGTGGTGAGGGGCCTGCCGGTGCTGCTACTTGTCCTCGAAGCTCTGTTCGCCGCCGCGATCCCGGTGGGGGTCGGGTTCATCTACTGGCCGGCCGGGCTGATCGTCGCCGGTGTGCTCGGGGTCCTGATCTGCGAACGCGCTGCGACACGGTTGGCGACACGGACGGGCGGTGGATGATGCCGGGCCTGTTCGGACTGTTCGAGCGCCGCGACTCGCTGGAGTCCCCGCAGGTGCCGTTGACGTCGTCGCGGCTGCTGGAGTGGCTGGGCGGTGCTACCTCGGAGGCCGGCGAGGACGTCTCCGAGCAGGGCTCACTGGGCCTGTCGACGGTGTATCGGTGCACCAGCCTGGTGTCGAACGTGGCCGCGGCGCTGCCGCTGCCCACCTACAAGACCGGCACCCGCGAGTTGTTCGCGGCGACGGTGCTGGACAACCCGCACCCGGACCTGACCCGCCTGGAACTGTGGCGGCTGTCGTATGTGCACCGCTGCCTGTGGGGCAACTCGTACCTGCAGAAGGTCCGCAACGGCGCCGGGCAGATCACTCAACTGTGGCCGATCAGCCCGGACCGGGTCGCCGTCACCCGGGTGCGGCCGAGCTCGTCGAACCCGGCTGGGAAGCTGTTCGGGGTCACCGACGAGTGGGGCAAGTACCGGGCGTTTACTAGCCGCGACATCCTGCACATCCCGGCGCTGGGCTACGACGGTGTCACTGGGTGTTCCCCGGTGCGGCTGGCCACCCAGGGGATCGGGATGGCGCTGGCCGCGGAACGGTATGCGGGGAAGCTGTTCGGGTCCGGGAACATGATGTCCGGGATCCTGCAGACCGAGCAGCGGCTGAACGAGGAGCAGGCCCGCGCGCTCAAGTCGCGCTGGCGGGAGAACGTCGGCGGCACCGGCAACGCCCACGAGGTCGCCGTCCTCGACTCCGGCGCGTCGTTCCAGTCGGTGACGATGCCCAACGACGACGCGCAGCTGCTGGAGTCGCGCCGCTTCCAGGTGTCGGACATCGCCCGGTTCTTCGGGGTGCCGCCGTTCCTGCTGGGCGAGACCGAGAAGTCCACCTCGTGGGGTACGGGGCTGGAGCAGCAGGCGCAGGGCTGGATCACGTTCGACCTGCACCCGCAGTGGCTCGCCCCGACTGAGCAGCGCTTGACGAAGGAACTGTTCACCGACGTCGGCGTGCCGGCGTACGCGAAGTACAAGCTCGAGGGCCTGCTGCGCGGCGACAGTGCGTCCCGCGCCGAGTTCTACCGCACGATGCGGGAGGTCGGCGGGTTCTCCGCGAACGACATCCGTGAGCTCGAGGACCGCCCCCCGATTCCCGACGGCGATGGCTATCTCCAGCCACTCAATCTCGTGCCGCTGGGGACCGAACCGGCGCCACCACCTGACCCTGCTGCTCCCCCGGCTGAGGACAGCGACACCCCGGACGACGGGAACGACGAGGGGAACTCCGATGCGTCGTAGCACGCTGGCCGTGAGTAGCGAGGAACGCCGCGGCCTGACCCGCGCCGAGGCGGGCTGTGAGGTCCGGGAGGACCCGGCGGCCGGTCCCCGGTTCGTCGGCCACGCCGCCGTGTTCGACGTCCGCACCGCGATCGGGAACCCGCTCACGTGGGGGTTCTACGAGCAGGTCGCGGCCGGTTCGTTCACGAAGACCCTGTCGGAGGGCGACTCCCGGTTCCTGATCGACCACGACCCGTTCTACGTGGTCTCCCGGGTCACCGCCGACACCCTGGATCTGGCGCAGGACCGGGTGGGGCTGGCCGTGGATTCGGCGCTGGATCAGGAACTGTCGTATGTGCGGGACCTGCAGGCCAACGTCCGGAACAAGAACATCACCGGGATGTCGTTCGGGTTCTACGTCGTCAAGGACGACTGGACCAGCGAGAAGGTCGAGACCTCCGACGGCCAGGAGGCCGAGGTGGAGGTGCGCACCATCCAGGAGGTCCGGCTGATCGAGGTGTCGGCGGTGACGTTCCCCGCCTACGACGCCACCGACGCCGGGCTGCGCTCCATGGTGGTGTCGGCGCTGCGCAGCCGCGGCGACCGGGACGCCGTGTCCCGGCGGGCGGCGCTGCGACCGGAGTTCGCCGGTCTGCTCGACGAGCTCCCCGCCCCCACGACGGTGATCGACCTGGCCCCGGACGGCGCACGCAAGGTGCTGGCCGACTCCGGGATGGAACACGAGGACACCGACGAGCCGGACGCCCCCGACATCGAGGGCGAGCCGGACGCTACTGGCCGCGACGAGCCGGGCGAGTCCACTCGACCCGCGGCCGAGCACGACAGCGACGACACCGATGCCGGGGAGCCGGGCGAGACCACTCCACGCAACGCCCCGTCGATCGCTGAGCTGAACCGCGCCCGAGCCGTCCGGTTCGGGCTGCCGCTCGGCTGACCCACCCACCCTTGCCTGCCCCCGACGCGGGGTCTGCAGGCACGCCACGAAGGAGAATCAGCATGGCCAAGCAGGCCGAGCTGGTCGAGCGGCAGAACCGCGTCTGGTCTCGCATGCAGGAGATCCAGCGCGCCGCCGAGCAGCAGGACGACTGGACCGCCGAGCAGCGCCAGAACTGGGACGCCGCGGACGCGGAGCTCACCGAGGTCTCCGGCGACATCGAGCGGCTCAACCGGGCCGCCGAGCTCGAGCAGGTCGACTACCGGCAGGTCGCGGACGCCCGCACCACCGAGGAGCAGCCGGAGCGCCCGGCCGCGGAGCAGCGCGAGCAGGAGTACGAGCGCACGTTCGGGCAGTTCATGCGCGGCGGGCTGGACCGGCTCTCGCTGGATCAGCGGGATCTGCTGATGCGGAACTTCGTGGAGAGCCGGGCGCAGAACACCGGCACGAACTCCGCGGGCGGCTACCTGATCCCGCCCGGCTACCGGACGGTGATGTCGGAGGCGATGAAGGCGTTCGGCGGGCTGCTCAACTACGCCAACGTGATCACCACCAGTGAGGGCAACCCGCTGCAGTGGCCGACGAATGACGACACGTCGAACGTCGGCGCGATCCTCGCGGAGAACACCGCGGTCACCGCTGGGGACGTCACGTTCGGGTCGCGCACGCTGGGCGCCTACACCTACACCTCGAACCTGGTGCTGGTGTCGCTGCAGCTGCTGCAGGACTCGGCGTTCGACCTGGACACGTGGCTGCCGCGCAAGCTCGGCGAGCGCATCGGCCGGATCGTCGCGACCCACCTGGTGTCCGGCACCGGCACCGGCCAGCCGACCGGTGTGACGACGGGTGTCACGACCGGTTCGACCGGCACCGGCACCACGGCGATCAGCTACGACAACCTGGTCGACCTGGAGCACTCGATCGACCCGGCCTACCGGGCGGGCGGGAACTGCCGGTTCATCTTCAACGACGCCACTCTGGCGGTGCTGCGCAAGCTCAAGGACTCCGACGGCCGCCCGCTGTGGCAGCCGGTGCCGGTCCCGGGCATGCCGGCCACGATCAACGGGCTGCCGTACGCGATCGACCAGGGCATGCCGTCGCCGGGCGCGTCGGAGAAGTCGATCCTGTTCGGTGACTTCAAGGCCGGGCTGATCGTGCGTCAGGTACTGGACACGCAGATGGTGCGGCTCGCGGAGCGCTACATGGACGCGCTGCAGGTCGGGTTCTTCGCGTTCTCCCGGCTGGACGCGAAGCCGGACGACCCCCGCGCGGTGCGCGCGTTCGTGCACGCCGCCAGCTGATCGACCCCCGATCGCCGTCGCAGCCCCGCTCCCTAGGGCTGCGGCGGCGTGGGGCGGCCACCTTTTTCTGAGGAGTGAGTCATGGCCATGAGCACCACCACCGACAAGACCACCACGACGAAGCGCGAGTCCGACGTCGACGAGAACGCGCCGACGCTGGCCGAGCTCGACCTGCCCGCGGGCGAGGACGCCGTCACGTGCGTGTCCCGCTGGGCGAACGGGAAGCCGCGCCAGTCCGACGGCTTCGTGCTGCTGATCCGCTCCGGCGCCAGCGACGTCGAGAAGGCCGCCGCCTGGAACAAGGGCGGCGAGCAGCCCGACGAGGGCCGCGTCCGGTACTACCGGGAGGTCTGAGATGCCCACCGTCCGGATGCTGACCTCGCTGGCCGACGAGCGGCACGCCTTCACCGAGGGCGCCACCGTGCAGGCGACGCCGCAGGAGGCGGAGGCCTGGATCCGGGACGGTGTCGCCGAGCTGGTCCGGGAAGACCGGGCCGAGACCCCCGAACGGCAGGGCGGCGGGCCGGAGTTCGCTTCGGCCCGCCGCACCCGCCGCCGCAACCACTAGGGGGTGACCGGTGGCCGCTGAGGACGTCATCACTCTCGACGACGCGCTCGATCATCTGAACTACGAGTCGCCGACGTCGGCGGAGCAGGCCGAGATCGGCGTGCACGTCACGGCGGCCAGTCAGGCGGTCGACTACTTCGTCGGCCCGGTGATCGTGCGCGAGTTCACCGACTACGAGGTGTGCGGCCGGTACAGCCTGGTGTTGGACCGGCGCCCGGTCGTCGACCTGGTGTCGATCACCCCGTGTGACGGGGGTTCGGCGTTGGATGTGGACGGCTATCGGGTGGTGCCGAACGCCGGGCTGGTGCGCCCGCTCGCGGGCGGCAGGCTGCGCGGCGGGCCGTTCGACGTGGTCTACACCGCCGGGCACGCCGCTGATGTGGGTGTAGTGCCGGAGGCGTTGGCGTTGGCGTGCCGGATCATCGTGGCGCACCTGTGGCAGACCCAGCGCGGAGCGACGCTCGGCCCGCAGCCGGGCGCGTTCGGCGAGGATCTGGCCACCGGTTCGGGCGGATCGGGGTACGCGATCCCGTACCGGGCGCGGGACCTGATGGCGCCGTTCCGGACGGTGGCGGTCGCGTGAGCGCCAGCCGCCTCCCGGAGTTCCTGACCGCGCTGGCTGCCGCGCTGGACGCCGCCCCGGGCCTATCGGGGGTGCAGGTGATCGACGGCCCGCCGGTGGAGTACACGAAACCGGATGCGGTCGCGGTCGGCCTGACGACCGAGGACACGTCGGTGGAGTCGAACCTGTCGAACGCCGGGCTCGGTCAGCCGCGCCGGGAGGCGTGCGACGTGAACTGCCTGGCCCGTAGTTGGTCGGGCAACGATGATCTCCCGGCTCGGCGCGCCCGCGTGTTCTCGATCATCGAGGGGGTCGCTGCCGTGCTGGAGGCGGATCCCACGGTGGGCGGCACGGTGACCCGCGCCCGGGTGTCGGGGCTGGTCTACAGCGCCGCCCGCACCGGGGAGGGCACCGGCTGTTTCGTGGAGTTCCGGATCCGGGTCGACGCCTTCACCTGACCACCGCCCATCCCTAGCCCCCGCCGTGCTCGGTGGGGGCTTTCTGCTGTCCAGGAGCCGATCACATGCAGCTCACGACCATGCGGCACCCCGGTGTCGAGGGCGCCGCGCGGATGCCCGCGTCGGCGGTCCCGCACTGGGAGCGGCGCGGCTGGGAGGTCGTCGACGACGCCGCCCCGCCGAGCCCGCCGCCCGCCGAGCCCGAGCCCGCCCCGCCTGCGAGCCCCGACGCCCCCGAGGTGTCGGCCCCGGAGTCCTCGCCCGAGGTTCCGCGATCCATCCGGCGGCGTCCGTCGCCTGAGCCCGAGGAGAGTGCCTGATGCCGCCCACCGCCATCACCACCAGCAACCGCTACTTCGACGTCGGTGTCACGAAGTGCTACTTCCTGCCGACGATCGCCGCGACGGATCTGACGCCGACGCGGGTCGAGATGGACGCGGGTACGGATCTGTCGGGGGAGATCGCCGACCTGGACGGCTGGACCGTCGAGGGCGACGAGATCGAGACCCCGGACATGGGGTCGCTGTTCACCGGCAGCATCCCGGGCCGCACGACGGCGGAGGACTGCTCGCTCACGTTCCACGCCTCGAAGGAGGGCGAGGACGCCCGGACGCTGCTGCCGCGCGGCACCGAAGGGTTCATTATGTGGTGCGACGGCGGTGACACCACCGGGAACATCGGGGCGGTGTTCCCGATCCGGGTGAAGTCCTGCTCGGTGCAGCGCAACGTGGACGACGAGAACGCCCGCATCCAGGTTCAGTTCAGTGTGAGCCGGGAACCGGCAGAAGCGATCACGATCCCGGCCACGGTCTGACCGTGAGCCTGAAGGACGACTTCGCGGCGCGGCAGCTCCCCCGTGAGGAGTTCCCGCTGCGCATGGACTTCGGCCCGGACTCGGAGGCCGCCGAGCGTGAGCACGCTCGCGCGGCCTCCGAGCTGGCCGAGGCCCGCGCGCAGCGGCTCCCGGATGTGGTGGGGCTGCAGCGCCGCGTGGACGAGGCCCGCGCCAAGCGGGAGGCGTTCTACCGGTTCCTGATCGTGCAGGCGTTGCCGCCGCGGGAGTTCGACGACCTGATCGGGGAGCACCCGACGACCGACGAGCAGCGCCGTAAGGCTGTCGCGGAGGACCGCCCGAAGCCGGTCTGGAACTCCGACACGTTCGTGCCGGCGCTGATTGCGCGGTCGGTGACGGAGGTCCGGTACCCGGACGGCAAGGTGAAGCCG